ACTGAGATGGAACAAGCCAAGCCTTCTTTGCACCACTTGCATCAACACCCATTCTATCAAAGAAATCACTTCCTTTGTCAGTACCAGCAAAGGTTGATATGAATGGAAGACCACTTAAAGCCGATGGTATTTGTGACATTACTGAGCCAATAAAACCACGACCATCTCCTCGACCTTCAATGCCTCCTCTGTCACCTTGCCTTATATCGTAGTCACCCAAAGTTTCTAATTTAGCTTGTGCATAATCTAAAAACGCTTCCTTGCCATCATCATTAGGAAACAATCTATTCAAAGCTGATGCTGACCTAACTTCACCTTTTATAGAAACAGCTAATGGGTCAAGAACATAATCTTCAGTAGGTCCATAAAAAGTCTTCATTGTTGCTGTAGCAAACTGCTCTAGGTCTCCAATGCTTATATCAGTATTTTTATATTTATATATAACATGAGGTACAGCTTTCATTAAAAACTCATGATATGTGCTTCCGTTGCCACCAGCACGAATAACTCCATCTGTTTTTGCAATCTCTTCTTTTATTTTATTGAAAGCCTTTGATGCTGTTTCTTCTCCAGAAATTTCCATGAGTTTTGTTTGATACTGTGGGCTATTAAGATACTCTCTTTCATTTATAAGTATTTGTGATATGCCCATTTGCCCACCAGTGATTTGGCTTATCTTAAATGCTTCTTGTATAGCCATAACATGCTCATGTGTTTCTTTATCTACAAGAAAAACATTCTGCTCAACGTATCTATTTGCTCCATCAAAATCTTTTTCAGTTACAAAAGTTGTACCTTTCACAACAAAGTCTATAAACCTTTGAGCCGCTGGACCTGATACAAAACCATACCTTGCTTCTGCTATAAGTTGTTTTGTTTCCGTTGACACAACACCATTTTTACGCAGTAAATTATCAAAAACTTTTCTTACGCTACTTTCTGGGTCTGCAAACTGTTGGCTTAAAAGTATTTGTTTAACAGTCTTTCCAGCTAAAGCTGGGTCTTCACTTGCAACTGATTGTAAAAACTTATCTGCTTGATTTGAATTAGACGTTGAACTCCCCATAAAAGTTCCTGTAGAAACATTAGAGGCAAATTCTTTTATCTTTGATTGAGCAACCATTTCTGATGCCAGTTGATTTGCATTATTAATTTCAGTCTTAAGATGATTAGCAATCGCAGTTCGTGCATCAATCTCAAGATTTGGAACTCCTCCTTCTGTTGTTTCTACTCCTCCAGGTCCAACTGGTCGTGCTTTAGTTAGAGAAGGAACAATAGCTTCTACTGCTTTCTTCTGACTCGATGTCATATTTTTAGTAAGCTCACTAGTATTTATAGTAGTACCACGCATACCATTATTAACTATTGCTGAAACAACTCTTCTTAAGTCTGCGGTTTGAAGTGTTCCATTTTCAGTAAACGAGCCAACTAGTTCAGAAGAAACAGAACGAGCAACAATCTTATCAACAGAATTATTTATTTTATTTATTTCGCCATCAGTAAGTATTGATTTAGATGCTTTTACTTTCTTGCCATTTTCTGTTGACTCGAGAATAGTTGTGCCTTTTGCTCTTATGTCTGCCTTAACCTGATTAGCAAATTCTATTTTAGACTGAACACTTTGCAATGCATCGATTTTACCAGAAAAGTCATTATACTGTTTACCGCTTTGATAAGACAATAAATCAATTCTTTGATTGTATGCTTTGTCATCAAGCCCTTGTATAATCTCAGCTTGATTCTGTTTGTCTTGCTGACTTCTGTATGTATCAATAACATTTTGATTTGCAATCATACCTTTAAGAGCAGAGTTAAGATTACTCCTACCCTCATCAAAAGCAACAACATGCTGAAACATATCTTTTATATTTTTATTATGCTCCTCAGTTAAACCTTCTATACTTTGAAGTTCTGCACCATTTGTAACTTGAACCATTTTCATTAAAGGTAAAAGATTTTCAGCACTATAGTTTCGCATGATTCCTTTGATTCTTGCTACGGCTATTGCTGATTTATGCTCCGTTTTAAACTGATTACCACTTGTTACCTTTCCTCCGCTAAAAGTATTTGCACTATTAAGTGATTGACGAATGTTTTTTAATTTAGAACCCTTTGCATTTTCTGCTTCTTCTAGCATTTTATCTACAGTCTTTTGATTAGACGCTGACTCTGCAACTGATACTTCATTTTGTACAAAGCTATCTTTCATACGCAAAGTATTTTGCATACCAATTTGTATTTGATTATTAGCTTGTCGAATTAGTAATGTATTCCGAACTCCAGAAGTAAAAGAAGTACCATAAGAAACTATTTTATTTTTGTATTCACCCTCATACTTTGATGCTAACTCATCTGTAAACTCCTCAAGCATTGCACTTGCTTTGCCCGGATTGAGTGGGAACTTAGCTTGAGCATTTGCTCCTTGCTCACGAAACTTTGTTTCAAGTATAAGACCAAATCTTTTAGAGGCTTCAGACTTAATAGCTTCTTGAGCAATCATACCATAACCTTTAGACGGCAAATCAGTTAGAAGTTCAGTCATTAAGTTTTTAGGTCGACCAGTTTCAGGGTCTATACCAAATATCTCATCATCACTCTTGCTTGATATATAATCACGACCACGCTCTTCAGCTCCATCTGCTGCCATCTTAAATGCCTCATTTGACATTTTGCTAACAGCATTTGATATCTGACCAAGAGAATTAGCGACACTCATGTCAGCTCGGATAACTCCTATCTCACCACTTCTTACTTGTCTTTTATATCTTGCAACCATAACAACCTACATGCTTCTGTAAAAATCACCAGCTCCACCAACAACTTGACTTAACGCTGTCATCTGAGATGCCCTTAGTGCGGCATCACCAGCTCGTAAAGCTCCAAGTCTTCTAAGTCGTAGCTGTTCCATTTGTGCAAGACCTTGAAAGTCCATTCTCTTTATATCAGAACTAGCTAATGACTTTTGAGAATCCTTAAATGCTTTCAATGACCTATCATCATCTCTATTCATAAATGCAAATTGTGCTTCGTTTACTTCTTCTGCTTCATCTAACTGGTCAAGAATATCATTATGGGCTTCCATAGTTTGTATCTTACGCTGGAATCTTTCTTGCTCAAGCTGTGCCGCTTCCATTTCTTTCTGTCGCTTTTGTTCTTTCCCTTGTGCAATAGTTGCACTTGCACTTAAAAGAGAACCAGCGAAACCTAGTATTGAAAATGGGTCCATTAGAATGTTACCTCTGCTATCAATGAGTTGACTTGTAATGACAATGGAGCTGACTGACTAATTGTTACTTGTGGGTCTTTTGAAAATCCAAGTAATCTAAATTCTTTTTTGCCAGTAACAGCTGTTCTTGCCAAACTTAAATCATCAGTAACCTGACGAATAATAAGATTATTATTATTTACAGATACCGATAATGTATTAGATAAATCTAATATAACTTTGTTCATACTTCTTGGTTCTCCAGTCATTGGACCTGATTGAGACATAGTATCTATTGGGTTTGTTGTAAGAGTAACATCAAACTTAAATCCTATTTCCACTGATGAAAGACTATTGTCCACAGCCGATACATCGATGTTCCCACTACCCACAGTAAACTGACCAAGATAATGAGTGCCAGAGACCACATCGAGGACTGCACCGTTAGCAAAATCAGAGCTGACATCGAAGACTCCGCTAGAGCCAGAATATGTTTTAGCCATATCAGTATTAAAGCTACTGTCAAACTCACAGAGAATATATTTATTTGTACCATCCCCTTTATCAAACTTAACTACAGCATACACTCTTGTATCAACTGTGCAAATAGAATGAAATGTTCCTTGACTTGTAAACTGCGTCCAGCCAAATCGTTGCTCACCTCTATTTGAATTGAATACACCAAGAGTTCCATTTGCATCTACAAGAAAGTAGTAGCTTTCAGCTCGGTCGATACCACCAGCAAGAGTGCTGGCTTGTATTGGGTTTTGTATTAGATGAGAAGCAAGGCTTGATATAGGTTGTCCAGTATATGCGTTCTGTCCGTCATCAAACAGCATCTCTCTTACTATTTCACCAGAACCCTGAATATAAACAGTTGCACCATCAAACACATAAGGTCTTACAAAAGATGCACCAAAAGGTGTTTGTCTTTTTATTGTAGCATTTGTAGGGGTTGTAGGCTTTTCAACAAAAGCTGGCACAATAAATTCATCAGTAGATGTAAACGCTTGCAAATCTCTATTCGATACAAGATGTTTGATTGTATTTACTTCCCCTATTGCCGCACGAATATCAATAGAATCATTGTCACTTGCGTCACCAATATCAAAGTTAAAAAACTGATTCGACTTACTCGCCCACAATCCATCAGGTTGAGATATAGTCCCAGCATACCACAATCTGTTCTGATGAAAGGTTACAGCTCCAGGGAATCCCCTTAACACAGAGTAAGATTGCTCAGACCAATTCGTTGCTGGTGCATGAGTTTCAAGGAAGGGAGTACCACCACCAGCTACAGAATCATTCGCATTACCACCAGCATTAAAAGTAAAAGTATTATCATCAATTACTTCAGCAACAGTTCTTGCTCCATTTAAATTACTTGCAGAAATGCCACCGACTGTATTTGCATTTGCTATTGTAAACGCATCACTTGCGGAAAATCCGTGATTGACTAGTGTCACCTCTACTGTAGCCACGCCGTTGTCCGTCCGAAAAGAATCAACCTTAAGTTTTTTCTTAAGAGTAGCTAACGCATTTCCTGTTGCTTGCGTTGCTGACTGCACAGATGTAATTGTAATCTCTTGGTCATGATACTTAATTGTAAGACCAACATGTTTTGAGTCTGCATAATTACCACCAGATTGTGAACCAGTTAAATCCCAATAGGCTTCACTTGTTGTAAGAGTTATGCCATTACCAGAGCTAGCTGATGGGTCAAGAGTTACTCCCAAGTCTTGAAATTGAAAGTATGGTTGATAAATCTTTGCACCAGCAGATTGCGTATCAAATGTCTTTGTCTCCATCTGAAATGATGTAAGACCAGTACGCACAAGTTTACGCACCATAAATGTTTGATGAGCAATAAACATAACATCACCAGCTTGAGCATAAGTAACTTCATGCATATTAAGATTGGTTATAGGTATGGTAGCACTGCTTGAATCTGCTGTAAGTGTAGTTGCAAGCGTAACATTGTTACTGGTATCTATTGAAAACACTCTTATCTTTTGATGCTCCAGAGAAACAATATAGCGTTCATCATCAGAGAATATAAATGGAACCAGCCTATGTTGCTGGACTTTAGCTGTATCTATAGATGTATCAAACTCATATATCTTGGAAAGACCAGCACGTTTAATAACTCCACCTTCTGCTCGAAGAAAGAAGTTCTCAATCTTTTGAGCTGAGTTATTGTATACCCTTGTGTCTGTTCTTGATATCAAGCTGGGACTTACTTCACCAAACTGAAAGTTAGTTAGAGCTACTTTTGCTTTTTGCATTAGCTTCTCCTAAAAGCACTAAATCTTGTTTGAGGTATAGTCCTTGTTGTTTGTTGTTGTGAGTCAATGTTTCTTGCTTTTAACATTGCTCGGTCTGCCATTGTAGACATCAACTGCATTAACTGAGCATCTCTAGCAATCGATGTAGCAAATGCAGAAGCTAAACCATACTCAAGAGCAATAGTAAAATAACTAGGAAAGTTCTCTTCTGTTGCTCGAAATGTAAAGTCAGCTATTACAGTATCTTGTGTTGAAGTATCAGCATATACCATGTCACCATATATCTGATAATTTATCTGTCCATCATTCACAGTTACAGCATGAACTAGCAATGTATCTGATGGGAGTTGATATGCAAAATCATATCGACCAGTTGGAGCATCTGTCAATCTGTTAAGAACAGCTTGATTTGTTGCAAACCTCCAACGTGTATTCGATAAAGCACTACGGCAGATATCTTCATAGAGACTTCCAGCTACTAATGATTCTGTTGTACCATCAGTAAAAGAAGTTATCGGTTCAGCTCCTATCAAGATAAGAGCACGACTCGAAATATCTATTGCACTATCTGCCGCAGTTGAAGTCATTAGTCGCCGTCTGTTTCAACAATAGCTGTACCATTAGATACATCTACTACAGTCCCAGTATTTGACAAAACAGTTACAAAGTTTGTCGTAGGAGTGTTTGTATCAGCAACAATTATAACATCTCTAATAGCAAGCATATTTGCGGCACTATTAAAATACCCTTCAGTATTTATAGTTGCAATAGCATCTGTGGTTACATAACTCCACAGATTCATATTTGATGAACCAGCTAATCGAGATAATCCACTAGCACTATAAGCCATTTCAATACCTCCTATTAATTGTTATCTAGGACTTCATAGATACCATTGTCATCAATAACAACAGCACCCATTGACATCATAGACGTTGCAAGATGTGACGCTCGTTCTGCAACATAGTTAAGTTCAGTTTGAACGTCAGAGTTTATACCAAGACCAACCGATGTTGTATGATATGCCATGTTCTTTCCAGCTGTGATAGCCGCAGTTGAAAAGATTTGAAATCCAAGAAAAGACTTCATAGTCATACCACCAGCATATGGTAGATTCTGCTCACCCACAAAGTCAGATGATGCAAACTCAGTTATATTAAACAAGTCTGCAAAACCCTTTGGGTGCATTGCAAGGTATCTGCCACCATCCTCTGGGATGTTTGCAGTTCCAAAAGTTTCAAAGAGTGACAGTAAGTCAGCCTTCTCGATGGCACTACTTGCATCATGAATCTGAGTTGAGTTTGCACCAGCATCCATTGCTGTATACAAAATCTCATCAGTCTTACGACCAAGAGCCGCCGCCGCTGAAGTTGCAACTGCTTGTCTCTCATTGATATTTGTTTTTAGCTCATCCAACTTGTCGATGTATTCTGCGGCATAGAAGTCACTCATTGTCGCTTCAACAGTTGTATGGGCTAGTTCCATTGGAGTCACAAGACCATTTCTGGACTTAGTACTCGCACTACCAGTTCCAATCTTCTGGAAACGTACTACGTTTCCAGTCACATTGTTTGCCATTCGTACAGTATTTCTAAGTTTAGAACCCATACGCTGATAAGCAAGGTGAACTTCAGATTCGAACTGCTTAATAAAGGCTGTGTCAATCGTATTAGCCATATTAGCACCTCATAAGTTAAGTTTCAGTTTACGCTTCCGATTGTCCTTTGCAATTTTCAACGAAGTTATCCATAAAGGGCTTCTCTAATGCAGTACGGGTCTTTCACTTAATCTATTATTAGACTCAAATTTATTTAAATTGCAATAGAAAACTCGCACAAACTCATGGTCATTGATAAAATATTGTTGATTTTCTACCTGAAACCCTATCCATCTTAGCCATCTAATAGTTTTTTCATGGTCAACTGGCACATAATTTTCTACAATATTATACCCAATAGACAGAAAACTTAGAATAAGTTTGCTATGTTTGTAAAAAGATTTCCATATATTATCCACTTCATCTGTACCGAGAAACCAAATCTTTCCAGTATGCATATACTTATCCATCGAAGTAATACCACACATAGCTATAGGCTTTCTCTTATGACAGATAGTAAAACCTCTTGAATCTTTTTCTTGGAAAGGTACATGGAGTGCAATCATCGGAGTCACACCAACCAATGCACACTCCCTGATATCAGGAAGGCGCATATTATCGAGAATAATATCAACATCAGATACAACACATGGTCGAAACTCAAGGTTGCCTCTTCTGATATATGTCAATACTTTATCGGTTTCTTTACTTTTTTTTTGGTCATCTGTTGTA